TTTACCGCCAACAACTTTATTTAAAGGAGCAAGAGCCTTTACAGCATTAGGTTGTAATTTCTTAAGGTCATCTACGCTAAGCATACTCATATACTTGCCGATATTATCCCAATACGAAATAACATACTCAGGGCCAAAGTTATATTTACCTTCGGCTTTAGCAGCAATCTGGAAGAATGCATCTATCCATCTGTTTAACGTACCGCCTACAGGCAATGCAGAATATTCTGCTGACTGAACTATTACTGTAGAATTTGGTAGGTCATCTGGCTTTAAATACTTAGATAATGTTTTAGCAAATTTTGCCTCAAGGATTCCCATTTCGCCAGGAGCCTTAAAGCCTTTAGCAAGAAGTGAAGGCGTAATGGTTACGAACTCTCCTGCTTCCGTAGCAATTTTAGCCTCGCCATAGGAAATTATATCCATAATAATATTAGAACTAGGACCGTTTCCAGCAACAGCCTTTATGCGGTTAGCATAAGTTTCGTTACCAGGTGTCTCGTCAAATAGATATGCACGGATTTTTTCAAAGTTTAAATTATCTGGATTATCAAATTCATCTATAAGTCTTTTAGTAAATGCTGATTTTGCATCTTCGTCACCCAACTGCATAAGTCTAGCCACAGAAGCGCTTATATCGTCTACTGCCATACGATTTAACGTATATGCTAAACCATCAAAATACTCAGAAGAACCACTATCAACTTGTTTGTAGTGTTTCCATATTTCAGATTTACGGCTTTGTTGATAGTCAGATGTAGATTGACCACGACTTGTTTGTACGTAAAATCCTTTTACAGAATCTGACATATCTTCATCAGTAAAAGCACTTACCCATTTGTTGCCTTCGGCATCATATTGAAATTTACCGAACTTTTGTGCAAACTTATTTAAAGGTCCGTTCTTGCCTGATGTAGCCATCACGAAAGAGATAAATTGGATTGGATGGCTAAATATGCTGGCGTGACCAGAAAACATCTGGCGTACTTGCATTTCACCAATGTTACGAAGAATATAAGAAATACGGAATACTAACTGAGCAGTTCTCCAAGCATCGCCTAGTTCCTCTGCGAGGGCTCTAGTTGCCTTGGCTCCTTCTTTTAACTTAGAGGATTCATAGCGCAAGAAGGCTTGCTGAACTGCTTTAGTATCTGGTAGAAATGCTACGCTGTTAAGCATTTGGTCTAAAGAAACAGCCTTTTCAATTTTTATAGGCTCATCTCCAGCAAATACAAATTCAGGTGTTACGCCTTCGGCGCGTTGAATTGTTGAATACTTTGTTTGCGAAACCCTATCTTTGGAGCCAAATTTTATTATATTCGCTAATTGTTTAGGCTCGTCACCTTTCAAGCCCATTTTTTCAGACAAAGTTTCAACTAAATCAACCATAGCCTTTTCAATTACAGCACCGCGCTCTATTGCGCTTTCGGCTTGATATAGTTTTCTTACAGTGTCGGCAATAAATGCTTCTTGAGCCTTTTTGCCAATGATAACTTGAAATCTAGCAGAACTTAGCCAATTTTCTACAGTTTGAACAGTTCTTGTACCGTCATTAAGGTTTACGGTAGTAGAACGAACGTAGTATCTTCCAAATTTTCTTTCTAGGCTTTCTGCAATTTTTACAAGTTTAATATCCGAAGAATCAACTAGTTTCATTGCTGGATTAGCCAGCATACCAGTTTGAGTACGTAAAGACAAAGAACGGAATAAACTAGTGTTTGCCATTCCAGGTTGCAAAAGATTTAAGAAAGTGCCAAGAACTTCGTCTGGTGTTTTAGCAGCAGCCAAAGCCTTAACTGTGTCATAGTCAAGTTTATTCCCGAAAAAGTTTTGTATTTTATAAGGGTCTGTTTCTTTTGCTACGACTTCAGCAATACGAGCAAAATTTCTACCAAGTAGATATTTAAGTGGCCTAGAGAAATCATCTGCTAAATTTCCACCAAAATAATCAGTAAGACCAACTTGGTTGTTTATCCATTCACGTAAAATGGTCTTTTCGGATAATTCAGAATTAATTTCTACGACTCCACGTAGACCCTTATACTCTGGGTCACTTAATAGTCTAGTTGCTGTTGCTGTATCTTGATTTGCTACTTCGCGGAATATGTCAAGTTCTTTGACTCTTTCAGCAAAAGCATCACGTTCGACTATAGCCTTATCTAAATCTGCTTGTGCCTTAGCAATAGACTCGTCATTGGTTTTAAGACCTTGTACTAATTTAAGCATATTAGGACCAAGGTTAGTTGGGTCTGCAATCTCTGCTAGTGCATTACCAATTTCTGCTTGACGAATTCCGAAATATGGCTTTACTCCATTTAATAAGAATCCACCAGTTTCTCCGTAGATACTACGTACGTTAGCAATAGCATCCCAATCCCAAATCTTTGACATCTCATCAAAAGCCAACTGCACTGCTTTAGTGCTACCAGATGCACCAATCTTTACAAAGAAGTCACTTAGTGTTCTAAAGTTACCTGGTTGGTCATTAAAAAGCGTGGCCCAGGCATAACCCTTAAGAGCCATAACATCTTCTTGGGATAATCTAGTAACGTCAGTAAAGATGTCTCTAATTGGACGTTCTATGTTTGTATCATCAGCAAGCGCCTTTAAGGCGTCTAAAAATTGAGTACGGCGGAATTGTTCATCCTTGAATGCTTGACCAGTTAAAGAACTTAAGTCAGAAGTCAGGTCTAGTACTTTTAAAGGTTCATCGGTAAGAGCAGTTACAAAATACTCATCTAATCCGTGTACACCAATAGAAAGTTTACCAGCAGAAGGTAGTTCATCTAGAATGATATTGCCTTCAGCAAACCCTTTGGTATTTTTTACATCTGCACCAAGTTTGCCAATAGCCCTTACAAATTCTCCACTTTCGACTTTATCGTGAGTTGAAATATATCTTGTAATATTTTCAACCGATAAAGTCTCTTGAGCAAGAGGATTCTTCTTTAAACCTTCTGCGCTTATTTTAGAAACATTTAAAATAGAACCTAAAGTTTTAGAAAGCGCATCAGACTTCTGTTGTTCAACCTCAAGAAGGTTACGCTCTTTCTTTAAAACCCTATCTTCAACGCGTTTAGTATTTTTCTTAATTAAATCATAGCGTTTACGCTCTAGTGTAGTAATTACATCGTCTGCTTCTTTTAGTGCTACTTCTCTAGATTTAGTAAAAGGCGAAGCATCTTTGTATGCTTTAGAAAGTTTTCTACTTTCTTTGGCTGCTTTAGCAAATGGACCAACAGCAAGATATGTTGAAGGGTCTGTTGCTACGTTTAAAGTAGCATCAACAAGCCCAGACATAACTCTATAAGCAGTCTGGTCAGGAGTTAAGCCTACTGATTTAGCAGCAAAGCGTCCAATTGTAAAAGATTGACCAAAAACTTTACCATAAGAACTCATAGCCTTGGCTTGGTCTTTGCCAACACGGCTTTCAGGGTTAATAAAGAACCCATTGCCTGTATCTACGCCTGGTTTACCACCAAGAACATCAGAAATTAACGCTCCAAGTTGTGTTTCTTTACCATAAAGAGGTTTTGGCGTTTTTCCAGTTGAAATATCGCGCACTGCAGCAGTAATACTATCATAAGGATGACGTAATGCAGCAAAAGTTAGACGAGTAGCGCCTTTAAATGGGTCATAAATAACGTTACGGAACGTATCTCCGATAGCATTAAGAAAACCACGGTCTTCTTTAACGGTAGATTTAATTTTATCTAAGTTTAAAGCATCGTTTTTAAGTTGCGAGATGCCATCCATAGATACAATCTTGCCAATTCCAGGCGTATTAACCGTAAGTCCTTGGCTAACCATAGCCATTACTAGGTCTTTGCTCATACCAGGATATTTATTAACTATTTGTTCAAAGTTAGTATACATTGCTGGTTGTAGAGTATTTGCTTGAATAGCAATTCTACGACGCAGAGAGTCCTGGCTATTGTTATAGACAGCCTGAGCAGCAGAACCTAGAGTAGGTTGTTTTAATTCAGCCACTACTTAGCCCCGTTTTTCTTCGTTATACGCTTCTACAATTCTAGCAAGTTGTGGAGTTGGATTAGCAAGATACATAGCACGGGCTAGTAACTCACCTTGATTAATATCATCAACAGGTGTCATCAAAGCAGAACGGTCACGACCAGGACCACCAGCAGCGCCATCAGAAAGCGGCACTCCTTCTTCACCTTGTGCCATTAAATTAATAGCAGGTAAGGAGTTAGCAAGAGGATTAGCGGGAGCGGGTTCTGCTACTTTAGTAATAGCGCCTTGTGATAATTCGCCTAGTTCCTTACGTTGTCCGTAAGTACCGCCAGAAGCCTCAGCAATATTCTTGCCTTCTCTTTGAATTTTTTGTACGTTACCTAAATCATTTCTACGAGATAGTTGCGCTGGCCCACTTGGTAAGTCTTGCATTGACATAGTTTAGTCCTCATCTTCGTCGAAATCATCCAGTGGGTTTTTAATTGGGTCGGTTGGGTCAATTATCCAGTTAGGATAACTTGACCTATCCATAGCAAACGCTAAAGCAGTAGATTCGTCCATACCTGCTTTGCGTAGTGAATCATAAACTTCTTTAGTTGCAATAGCCCAGAAATCTAACTTAGTTAGAATTGGCTCTTTTACTGTTCTAGGTCGTCGTGTCATTTTCTTGACGACTTTCTTAACTGGCTTCTTCTTAGTAGCCATATCAGCCTGCTAATCCAGCCAAGATACTTGCTAGGTCAGTAGGGGCAGTAGGGGCTCCGCCAGAGGCGCCAGGAGCGACTGGGGACGTAGGCGTCTCAACTGGAGCCTGTGTGCCTGGCGGAACCATCTCTTCCTGCATAGGCTGTTCAGGCGCGGGTTGCGGTGTAAATACAGCCAGTGCAGCAGCCTCTATAGTGTCCCCTTTGCGACGACGTTCAATAACGTCGGCAATTTTTTGAATCAGCATAGATGGGTCTTGACCTTGAGCAGCCATAGCAGGAATTGCTTGGGCTGTTGCTGTTACAGCAGCGGCTAGATTGCTACGCATTTTTTCAATTTCAATACGTTGTTCTTCCATAGAAACGTTAACGTTCCACGGTAATTCACGTCGAATGAAATCCTTGGATACTAAATCAGCACCAAGTGCTTGAAGAGAGAAAATCAGAGCGCGCGATGGGTCAAGTCCTGCCATTAAACCGTAACGTACTTCAATAGAAGCGTCACCTTTAATGTCTTTGCTTGGTGTGTACTTTAACTCGTACGGAGTACCCTGCGCTGTACCTCTGACATTCTTTTCTTTATCGAAAAGGACTTCGTCCATCTCGAAACACGTTTTTAGGACATCCTCTAGTGTCTCACCAAGGATAGTCTGTCCTGCTTTAATCTGTGAATCAAAAGCACCAAGTAGTGCTTGTACGCCTTGTCCAGTAATAATGCTGGCATCAATGTTACCAGTTCTACCTTCAGGATAGCGAGCACCTAAACGTAATTCTGCTTGTAGGGCTGCTTGTTCCTGGAATGCCGCTGGTGGCATATCTAGTCTTACTCTACCAACACCTGCTGGATTAGAAGTACGAATAATTGAATCTGGACCCATAGGAAGGTCAACAAC